TCTGTGGTTCTTTCATTCTAATTAAGTTATAAATCTTAGAAGAATATTGCTTGATTACCGGGGGTAAACGCTTGACCGAGGTTCTTAACGATGATTGTATGATAGTAATTCGATGCACCGAAGATATTATCAACAACACCATAACGAGTGAGCAATCCAACACGTGGAGCAAAGTCGTTAGGACCGATTGTACGTTGTACCATAACTGGGATATATGGGCAGTAGATGATACCACTGTCATAGAACTCAGAACCCTTGTAACCCAAGAGAGCATACTCAACTCCAGTTGAACTGGTTCTTCCAGAACCACCGGGGCGAGTTTGATATCCTTGATCACTATATAGTGAATCGTTTTGAGCTTCTGTACGGGTGTCACGATAAACAGTGAATCGACCTCCGACTGATCCAACCTTGGCAACGCCAATTGGTTGAGTATTTACATTGCTCTGAACTGATACCCATTGGAATTCTGGTAACATTTCAAATATAGCGCAAACACGTGGGGTTGCAACGATGAAGTTAGCAGGTCCACGGCGGTTTCTAACAGCCATACGGTTTGCTTCGATGATAATTCTTTGGTAGAAATCACGATTACGTTCTACAAGCCAACGTCCATCAGCCTTAGCGGGTTCCCATGTGGAGTAACCTTTGCCTGATCCACCGTTGAGTGAAGTCTGAATCATACGAATGATCATTTCACGATCGATTTCTGCTTGAATCTCATATGCCATAGCATTAGTGATTTCAGCATCGATGTCGATACCATTCATATTCTTAAGATCTTGTTCAAGCTCAATTGACCAGCGAGCACCAAGTCTACGTGTACCAGCTTCAACCGAAGTCTTTTCGAATCCGATTTCTACGGTAGGAATGTTAGCACTGATTTCGAAATTCTTAAGAATTTCAGCAACGCCTTGATCTTGTGCAGCAAATTCCCATTCTGAATTACCAGTTAGTGCAGCAGATGATGTACCAGTGAAACGGGTATCAAGATGTTGATAACCAAGTTCACGTGGAGCACCATTAACACCAATTTGGCTTCTTGCGCCTCCAGATGCTTGATATGCGCCAGCTGAATCAGGAGCATCTTGGTAATTTCCACCCAGAGTACCAGAGGAATACTTATAACGAAGTGCGAATGCAAGTCCAACAGGACCATTCATTGGCTGAACGCCAACGATTTCGTTAGAAATAAGTTCTGGGAATGTACGACGAATCATTGGGATAAGAATCTTTGGTAAACGATTATCGCCAGCGGCATAACCATCTGAATTACCAAAAGATCCACCAGTTGATCCATAAGCTGCTCCACCGGGTCCAGTACCGAAAATTCCACTTTGGGTAGAAAGTCCAGCTTCTTCAATGCACCAACGTTCTTGGTTTTCAAGAAGGATTGCAGTGCTAAGACGGAGATGATCGTCTTCGATGGGTGCAACACCTTTGGATTGGAAATCCAAAATCTTGCCCCACTTTTCAACGAGCAATTCTGCTCTGTCTCTATCAATATACGCTTGTGTAGGTTTAATTTGTTTCATATTATTTTATTTTCTAATTTTCGACCTCATGCATTATATGCAGGTTCTCAAGTATTATTTACTTCTACCAAATTTATTTTATTGAGTATCGATTAATATTTTCTCAACTCATTCATGTAAAATTCGGTGTGTTGTACTTCACCTTCAACAGATTCAGTTAACACATCTTCTTGTTCCTCAACTTCTTGTGGAACAACTCTGTCGCTCTTAACGCGACGACTTTGAAAAGCTTCTTCCTTTAATACAGTTAAACGCTCTTCTTCTTTTTTATCAAATAAACTGATTGTATAATCTAAGTTTTCTTGAATAAATTCTGGAGTCTTCCCTTCGAAAACTCTACGAGCATATGCTTTCTTTTTATCGGATAGATTAGCAGTTTTTTGTTCTAGAACTAATTCTGCTTTTGTCTTTTGCAAAGATTCCTTGATTAAGGAAAGTTCTTTTTCTAAATCGGTTTTAGCTTTCTTAGCTTCTTCGATTTGTGATTTACCATCTAAAAGAGCACCCTTGAATACATTACTTAGTAGTGCTGTATCTACGGCTAGAGTTTCTTTAAGATTTTGTAAAAGGATTTTTGCGTTTTGATTAGAAACGGCTTCTTCGATTTGTTCTTGTGGAATCTTTTCTTCGATGTAAAGTTCCAAGAAATCGGAAATCTTGTGTACTAGTTCTTCTTTGAATTGAGAAGCACTTTCATTAATAATCTTTGAATAGTTTTGGATTACTAATTGAAGTTTGGAAGCATTATTAGCATCAAGAGCTTCTACAACACGTGTAAGTTTTGCGATATGATCTTTATCAGTTGCTTCGATAAAGTGTTGAAGCTTATTGGTATAATCTTCGTCTTGTTCAACTAAAGCCTTTTCGACATGAATTTGAACTTTTTCATTTACAGCTTGATCGAAAGCTTCTTTAATTTGGGTAAGAGTTTCTTCAGTCAAGATGTCTTTTGCGGCTTCTTTTAAAATTTGTGAAATATCCTTCTTCGACATAATATTAGTTATCTTTTAATGTTTACTTTTTCTTACCTTTTGCTTTTGATTTTTGTTTTTCTTCCTTTTTTGCTTTCATTTTAGCGAAGAAAGGAACTTCCTTTTTACCTTTTTTTGATTTAGGTTCATCATCGCAATCTTCATTAT